AAAACCGCTGACCTGAAAATCTTCGGCGGCAAGTTCCAGATTGACCGTGTGCTGAAGGCGGCAGAAGGCCCGTATAACAACATGGCCTATCAGATTCGTGAAAAGGTGCTGGCCGCTATCAGCCTGTTCCATTACACGCTGGTCAACGGCAACGCTACCACTACGACCACCGAGTTTGACGGCCTTGACAAGATGCTTGCCGGTACGTCTACCGAGTACAACACCGGCACTGGCTCTGCTATCGACATCAGCACCATGACCAACCTGAAGAGCAATGCGGATCAGCTCTATGAGCAGATTCAGCTTCTCATCAAGAACACCGACGCTGACGCCCTGCTGATGAACAGCTCCATGATTGCCAAGGTGCAGACGATGGCGCGTATTCTCGGCTACAAGACCGAATCCGAAGAAGCTTTTGGCCGTAAGGTCACGTCTATGGATGGTGTGCGCTTCATGGACTTGGGCAAGCACTACACGGTTTCCGACACCACCGTCACCGGCAACGACTGTGTGAAGGCAGGTATCAGCCGCAACATTGGTGCTTCCAATGCCGCCGTCACCGGCCTGACGGACATCTATGCCGTCAAGTTTGACGTCATGGACGGCTTCCACGCTGCATCCCTGACCGGCAACAGCGCCATTCGTCAGTATCTCCCCGACTTCAACGCGCCCGGCGCTGTGAAGGACGGCGAAGTTGAAATGGTCGCTGCGACTGTGCTGAAGAACACCGCCCACGCTGGCGTTCTCCGCAACATCAAGATTGCGTAAGCAAAGAAAGGATGAATAACAAAATGGCAGCAAAGAAAACGAAAAAAGTCACCGGCTACGAAATCAAGGTGGTTACCAATCCCGGCTTCTGCGGCATCGACGCTGGCGGCGTCCAGTTTTCCTACGGCAAGGCGCAGATTACGGAAGGCCGCATGGTCGAGTGGTTTCGTGAGCATGAAGGCTATGAAGTGACGGAAATCACGGTCGAGGAAGACGAAGCGCCCAATGCCCCGGAAGCGTAAGGCGGTGCGCTTATGTTAATGACCGTTGCCGAACTGCGGCAGTTTGTGACAACGGATGAAACGGATCAGGCGCTGGAAGCACGTCTTTCAGCGCTTGAGCTGCTTATCCGGGCATATACGAACAACAATTTTCAGGTTCGGGCTTTCCGGGCGGTTGCTGTGGCCGCTTCTTCCGGTCATCAGCTTGTGACTGCGGCAAACAATCCCTTCAAAGCCGGAGACACGTTGCAGATTACGGAATCCGAGTTGAACGCCGGTATTGTCAATGTCAGGACTTCCGTGAACGGTACAATCACGGTCAAGGAAGAGCTGTTCGACGAAAGCGGCGTTGTAATCACCAAGGTTGTCTATCCGATGGACGTCAAGCTTGGCGTTGCAAACATGCTGAAATGGCAGCTCGACAACGGCGACAAGGTAGGCGTCCAGTCAGAGACGATTTCCAGGCACTCTGTGACGTATTTCAACCTTGACGGGGATAATTCCTCTATGGGCTTTCCGAAATCACTGACGGGCTTCCTGAAGCCTTATATGAAGGCTCGCTTTGGACAGGGGTTGAGAGTATGAAAGGCGTAGGCGGCAATATCACAGCGGTCATTCAGACCGCCACAACCGCACAGAACGCCATTGGCGAACAGGTCAAGGCATGGGCAGACGCCCAAACGCTGAAAGGCTGGCTTGACCTGTCAGACGGCAATTCAAAATACCTGACCTACAACGCCAAGCTTCAGGAAAGCACACACGTCTTTGTTGCGGACTTCGTGGCGCTCGCGTCCGGCATCGCTGCGGAAAATTCCCGGATGGTTATCAACAGCAAAGTCTATGACGTGCTTCTGATTGACAATCCTATGGAGATGGGCAGCGGATCGCAGCTTGAAATTTATCTGAAGTTCACCGGGGGACAGTAAAATGTCTGTGCAATTTCAGGATTTCAGCATTCAGGTAAATGAAGCACTCGATGAAAAAACCGTTCAGTTCCTTGAAGAAGCCGCTTCAGAAATCGAATCAGCCGCAAGGCGAAATTCCCGCGTCGCCAGCGGACAGTTGAAAGGCTCATGGGATCATCAAGTGAATGAATCGGCGAAAGAAGCTAAAGTCGGAAGTCCGCTGGAAAATGCCATTTGGGAAGAGTTCGGCACGGGCGAATATGCCGCCCACGGGGACGGCAGAAAGGGCGGCTGGTCGTATCAGGACGATTCCGGGAATTGGCATCACACAAAAGGCAAAACGCCGAACCGGACGCTTCAGAGGGCGTTTGAAGGAACGAAAGCCGCGATCATCCGCAGAGCGAATGAAATCTTTAAGGAGCTGGGCAAATGACAATGAAACCGCTTGAAATCGTTTCTTCTGCCATGAAATCCCTTGGTATTGCCTACGGATTCGGCTCTTATGCCGGGAACGCTGCCGGAAAAATCGTCTATCCCTATTTCGTGGGTGAGTACATCGAAAGCCCGCCGATGAATGAGGACGGACAGCAGACGGCAACGATCATGCTGACGGGCTTTCACCGGGGATCGTGGCTTGAGCTTGAAACGGCAAAAGCAAAAATTGAATCCTTTTTTAACAAGGTGTGTGGAAAAACGGTCATTGCTGACGATGGTTCAGCCGTGGCCATTTTTTACGATTCAGCCTTGATTATCCCTAAAGAGGACGCCGAGCTGAAGAGCGTCCAAATCAATCTATCCGTGCAGGAATGGAGTGTGAACATATGATTACTGGCAAACACGGCGTGACCGAAAACACGCCGAAAAACATTCTTTTCGGTGCTGGCACGATTCACAAGGGTCTGAAATATGCCACCAATGCGTGGAACTTTGCAGAGACCCTTGTCGGCGCTACTTCTGGCGGCTCTAAGCTGTCCATTATCCCGGAGATCACCAACATTGAGGTTGACGGCGTTCTGGTGAAAGCGAAGGGACTTGCCGCCAAGACCGGCGAAACGGCAAGCATGGAAGTCAACTTCATTGAGCTGACGAAAGACATCATCAAAGCGGCAACGTTCGGCGCGGACGGCACGTCTGCCGATTCTACCTATGACGTGATCGAAAGCAAGTCTAACATTGCCACGGGCGACTATTGGGAAAATATCGCCTTTGTCGGCAAGACGCTGGAAGGCGAAAATATCATCGCCATTCTGGATAATGCCCTTGTGACTTCCGGCTTTGAGCAGGAAGGCAAGAACAAGGAAGGCGCTGTCGGAAAGTATAC